CGAATCGCTGATCTAAGAGACAAAGGTTTAAACATTGTGACCGATATGGTTACGTTGGAAAACGGGAAAAGAGTTGCACGCTATATTTTAAAGAAATGACACGGGAAGAAATAATTTTGGAATTGAACCATCGTGCAACCCAAAAATACTTGGTTTACTTGGCGCTCCAGGAAATCATGTTGGATTATTACGAGGACGTGACAATGCTGAAAGCCTTTGACGGTGATTTAAAGACAAAGCACAAAAATATGATTAACGCGCTAAAGCGTAAGTCGACCGAGGCATTTAGATTCTTAGAAAATTACGACGGCGGCGAGGTGACTATAAAACAGTTTCACGAGTTTGTCAGTTTATTTGAGCGGTTGCACAATTCAATCGACCAGGGAGGCTTGGTGTTTCATGATTGCTTGGCAGCAATAGACCAAATTTTAAAGGACCATGAAGAGGCGAAAAATAAGTGACGAAGAAAAGGCAAAAATATTTGAATGCTGGCAAGACCGAAAGCCAATTAAAGTAATTGCAATCGAACTTGACCGATGTTATGGCACAATTTATACTGAACTAAAGCGTCGGTATTTAGTTGGATAATTTAAAAATTGTTATATTTGAAAAACGAATTATTCCTGAGGTGAGAGGCAAGAATAATTCCATAGGTTAACTAAACCTAGCCCGACAGTCTCTCACCTGTTGGGCTTTTTTATTTTATTTAAATGAGCGGCTGGATCAAGTTACATAGGCAATTGAATGAGCATTGGATTTGGCAAAAACCTGAATTCTTAAAGTGGTGGCTAGACATATTAATGCAAGCCAACATTGAACCTAAAAAGGTTTTAATAAAGGGCCAGGTTATAGAGGTTAGCCGAGGTGAGGTTGTTTACTCTTATGAAACTTGGGCAAATCGCTGGAAAATTAACAAATCAAAGGTTTTGAGGTTTTTAAAAATGCTCGAAAAAGATTCAATGATTGTGTTAAAAAGCGAAACGGTAACGACACGGATAACTATCTGTAAATATGACACTTACCAAGGTGAGCGAAACGATAGTGAAACGCAAGTGAAACGCAACTGGAACGCAAGTGAAACGCAAGTGAAACCAACTAAAGAAGTAAAAGAAATAAAGAATGAAATAATTTTAAATAGATATATTATAGACGACGAGTTTTTTAAAGAATTACCAATGCAAATTCCTTTTGCAAGTCAGTTAAAAACAATACACGAAATAAATGACTTCCAGTTGGAAAAATATTTGGTTGAATATTTGGCAGTAAATGAGGGAAAAGAATTTAAAACAATCCAAGACTTAAAAAGGGACTTTAATTATTTTGTTAAAAATTCAATCACCTTTCAAAGCAAAACAAAAAGCACATACAACAAGCCAATTGAAAAGTCAAAAAGTCGAAACGTTTTCGACGAAATTTATGAAGATTTGCAACGAGAAAAACACCTAAAAAATGAATGAGATTATTTTAACGCATCTACGCAAAATGGAATTTGTTTGCGGTCTAAAGCAATTTAAAGAATACAAAAAAGAAGAAGCCAACGAATTGCTGGCTTGCCTTAGCAAGTTGTTTGGCTCCTATGGCTGGATGACTGACCAGCGAGTTGACTATATTTTACACGCTGGAATGAGGGGCCAATACGGCGATTTTTACCACGTTAACGAAAAGACGGTGAGCGTTTGGATAAATCAATACTATGCGCACCACCAAAGCCAAATTGTTCAGGAGGTGCAAGCGCTAAACAACAAGGAGCGCGAATACACAAACGAAGAGATTGAGCATTGGAAAGAAATTGGACGCCAAACCTTTCGCGATAATTACCAGCACGCGAAAGAAACGGGAACGTGCAGACACATTGCTGAATGGGGAGTTTATTGGTTTAACAGATTTCAAGAAAAAGGAATTTTAAAACCTTGGGACTTTAACGTTGAAGAATTAGAAAGCGACGTGCGCCGCGAATTGCGGTTAACAACGCGATACGTTGAAGAATCAACAGTTGGGGCTAAAACCAAGAATAAGATTTGGAAATTGTTTATTTTACAGGCGATTAAGGACGGAAAAAACTTGGATCAGTTAATATGAGGCACGGCTCATTATTTAGCGGAATTGGAGGCTTTGATTTAGCCTCAGAATGGATGGGTTGGGAAAACGTTTTCCATTGCGAATGGAATGAGTTCGGACAAAAAGTTTTAAAATATTACTGGCCAAAAGCGATTACTTATAATGATATCACCAAGACAGATTTCTCTATTCACAGAGGAACAATTGACATCCTTACAGGCGGCTTCCCTTGCCAGCCATACTCATCGGCTGGGAAGCGACTCGGAAAAGAAGACGAGCGCCATTTATGGCCCGAGATGCTTAGAGCAATTCGAGAAATTCAGCCGACCTGGGTTGTGGGCGAAAACGTTCACGGCATTATTAATTGGAACAGAGGGTTGGTCTTCGAAGAGGTGCAAACTAATTTGGAAACTGAAGGCTACGAAGTACAATCGTTTATTCTTCCAGCTGCAAGCGTCAACGCACCTCACAAAAGAGACAGAATTTGGTTTATTGCTTACTCCAAGTCTTGTTCAGATAGCAGAAACTCCAGAGGAATATCAAACGAGACAAAGGAAGAGGACAGAAAAAGGATTGAATCAATCACCTCACCCAAACAACAAATACAATTGCCTACTCAGTCAAATCCTTTATTCGGGAATGTTTCCAACTCCGAATGCTTTCGATTGGAATTCAGCACAAAAAGTAGACAAATATCAGGAGAGAAAAAAAATGCAAGCGGAAAAAGGTGTAAATCTGCATTATCCTTTAAAACAATTAGCGATGGATTTAAATCCAAATGGGACAACTTCCCAACTGTCGCCCCAATTTGTGATGGAGATGATGGGATTTCCGACAGATTGGACTCTATTACCTTTTCTAAATGGAGAAACGAATCAATCAAAGCAGGAGGAAACGCAGTAGTTCCGCAAGTAGTTTACCAAATATTTAAAGCAATAGATCAATACAATCAATTAAACAACCAGTTAACATTATGAGCAAAATTTACGGCGGTAACGCAAAGAAAATCCAAACCAAGTTTGGTGAAATGTGGAAAGTAAGTCAGTCAAGAAAAGACTTAGAAAACCTTTTAAAATACCTTAACGACAACGACGCTGAATGGGTCAACCTTGACATTAAGGAAAAAAAAGAAATTATCGAGGGCAAGCCAACACATTATTTGGAGGTATACCAAAAAGATGGATTGCAAGTTGCAAACCAACCGACACAACAGGAACTTTTGGAAAAGTTAAAATCTGTAAAAGTAAACTTTACAGAAAAGCGAATAGTTGAAAATGATGCCTTACCATTTTAAATGAAAAAAAACGATTTATACGCAATCTTTGTGGCGTTAGTGGGCATTTGCTTGCTAACGCTGCTAAAAATTGCCAGCCTTTTGCTTTTTATAGTTTTGCTGGCATTGTGGACGTTGGCTTGGTCTTGGATTTACGAGCGATGTAAATGATTGTTTTTAAAATAAACGAAAAGCCTTTAAGCGTTAATTTGGCTTGGCAAGGGAAACGTTTTAAAACTCCTATTTACAAGGAGTACGAAAAGGCAATGCTTTTGCAAATGCCGCCAAAAAAGATTGATCCTGACCAAATGCTTAGGATTGAGTTTTTTTTTGGATTTAGCAACAAAGCCTCTGACCTTGACAATCCTGTAAAGTTATTATTGGATTTGGCGCAAAAAAAATACGGCTTTAATGATTCAAAGGTTTTCGAGTTAAACGTTCGCAAATGCATTGTAAAGAAAGGCGAGGAGTTCATACAAATGGGGATTTATAATTTACTGCCGTTTTAAACAAAAATCACCTTTATAACTTGGATTTAAATCGCAACCTTATATTTGCGTAAAGATTAAAACAATGAGCATTTACGAGGGTTTACTAATTAAGAAAGCACGCAAAGCCGCTGGCTACAACCAATTGGATTTGTGCAAGAAAATTGGATTGAGTCACGCGCCAATAAATCACGTCGAAAATGGCTTGGAATCGATTAGCCTTTTGAACTTGCGAAAGATTTGCGACGAAATTGGTTTGGAGGTAGTAATAAAGCAAAAAGATGCCTAAAGGTTTGCCAGTTACAAAGCCCGATTATTCGTTAGAAATACGTTACCGATTACGAGACGGTCAATGGTCCCCATGGTCAAACAAAGGCAAAGGGAAATTTGAGTGCATTGAACTTGTGCAACGTCAAATTAGGACATTGGCAGCCGCTTACCAAGGGCGCGAGAAAGAAGTTAGATTTGAATGGAACGGCAAACTTTGCAATTTTGTAGGTGAGCCAACTGGGCAAACAATATTATTAATGTAGTTTTTTTGGGTTTATGTTTGTTAAAAGCCTTGGCTAATCAGTCAAGGTTTTTTTTCTAACTTTAAAAAAAAATAAAAATGCAGATCAACGATTTAGGATTTTGGGAGACAACAGACGAAACAGGACACATTCACGACCGCAGCATTTGCGCGGCATTGTCGCAGTATTTAGCAGATAAACAAGCCAAGACAGTTGTCGACTTTGGTTGTGGTTTAGGTGACTATGCAAAGGCTTTTAAAGCCGATGGTTACAAGGTTGAGGCATACGATGGAAATCCAAACACGGAAACGCTAAGCGGTGGAATTGCAAAGGTGTTGGACCTATCTAAGCAATTTTATTTAGGTAAAAAATTTGATGTTGTTATTGCTTTAGAGGTTGGCGAGCATATCCCAGCGGAATTTGAGGATCAATTTATTGACAACATTACCAAGCACGCCAAAAAGCATTTGGTTATTAGTTGGGCAGTCGAGGGACAAGGTGGAAGCGGTCACGTTAACTGCAAAAACAACGACTACATTATTGGCCAAATTGAGGACCGAGGATTTAAGCACAATCAAAAGGACTCCCAAACGATTAGGAACGCGGCAACAAATGCGTCGTGGTTTGGATACACAATAATGGTATTTGATAAGGCCTAACTTTGGTTAGGCTTTTTTTTATCTTTGACAATCGATTAACCGATTAAAACCAATGGCTGGAAAAGGCGGATATATACCAGGCTCAGGCAGAAAGCCAAAGGCCGACGAAATAAAAATAATTGAGCAAATGGATGCGATTGCAGTCCCTGAGGACGCTTGGCGTGCGCTTTGGGTTAAATGCCAAGACGGCGACATTCAGGCAATTAAATGCTGGCTGAATTATCGTTTTGGAATGCCTAAGCAAGTCGTTGACGTAACAACCCAAGGCGAGAAAGTAACGCCGCCAATCGAATGGATAAAATCCAAATAATTGACAAATATGAGCCGCTATTTTTAGAGGCGCCTAAAACGCGGTATTACCTAATTACTGGCGGTCGTGGTTCGGGCAAGTCGTGGACGTTGTCAATGTTTCTGTTAAACCTAACTTACGAGGAGGGCCACGTTATTCTGTTTACCCGTTGGACGCTTACAAGTGCGTTTATTTCAATCATCCCTGAATTTATCGACAAAATTGAGTTAATGAATAAGGCGGAGGACTTTGAAATTACCCAAAGCGAAATTATTAACAAGGCTACAGGATCAAAGATTTTATTTCGTGGCATAAAAACCAGCCAAGGGACCGCAACCGCTAACTTAAAGTCAATTGCTGGCGTTACGACTTTTATTCTTGACGAATCGGAGGAATTAATGGACGAGGACGTTTTTGACCGCATCGACCTTTCAATTCGTGCAGTAAATAAGCCAAACCGCGTTATTTTGGTAATGAATCCAAGTTATAAAAGTCATTGGATTTATAACCGATTTGTAAAGCATACGCGAAACGATACAAGTTACATCCACACGACCTATTTGGATAACGAGCATAATTTAAGCCAGTCATTTATTGATCAGGCAAAGCGAGTTAAGCAAGAAAACGAACACCGTTACGAGCATTTATTTTTGGGTAAATGGCTAGACGATGCCGAGGGATTACTTTGGAATCGACCGATTATTGAACGCGCAAGGGTAACCTCTAAGCCAGAACTTTCGCGTATTGTTGTCGCTATTGACCCAGCAACGACCGCGTCAATGGAAAGCGACGAAACTGGTATAATTGTTTGCGGTAAAGACGCCAACGGCAAAGGTTACGTTTTAGAGGACCTTAGCGGTAAATATTCGCCAACGGAATGGGCAACAGTTGCCTTACAAGCGTTTAAAAATTGGAATGCTGATTGCGTGGTTGCTGAAAAAAACCAAGGCGGTGACATGGTCGAAAACGTTTTGAGGTCACAAAACACGACCGCAAGAATAAAACTTGTAACTGCAACAAAAGGAAAATTTGTAAGGGCAGAGCCAATTTATTCGCTTTATGAACAGCACAAAATATTTCACGTTGGCAGTTTCCCATTGTTAGAAAATCAAATGGTTACCTTTGAACCTAACAAAGGCAAATCGCCTGACCGCGTCGACGCAATGGTTTGGGGATTTACCGAATTAATGTTAACAAGCCAAGATTTTTGGCACGTTTAGAATATTGAATGATTTTTTTATTTTAATAGCCTATTTTTACAAAAAAAGCAAACGGAATGAATTACATTGATAGAATTAAAGCAGCGCTAGGCTTTAACCAAAAAGATTCCACATATTTAAACGCGGTTTTCCCTTACTTGGGAAACAACGTGATTTGGACCGCACCAACAACGCAAAATTTTATCGAAAAAGGTCTTTACCTTAACTCTGACCTTTACGCAATTATCAACTTAATCATTAACAAGGTAAGCACCGCGCCAATTGTTGTTTATGAAGTAAAGGATCAAAAGGCATTGAATTACTACAAATCAATGTCTCGCAACTTTGAAAACTCAGGCGCTAAATTCCAAGCCGAGCGACTAAAGACAAAGGCATTGGAAGAGGTTCATATTCCTGAACTTGAAAAGTTATTTAAAAAGCCAAACGAGTTTCAAACTTGGGACAACCTTTTAAAGGAAATTGCTGCATTTCGTCTAATTACTGGCAACGCTTACATTTACGGCGCTAGACGTGGCGAGCAACCCAACGCGCCAATCATTGCGTTGTACTCTTTGCCAGCGCAGTACATGGAAATTATAAGCGGTGGATTAAACCAACCGATTAAGGAATACAGATTAACTTATAACGGTTACGAGCGCATTGATGCCAAAAATGTTGGCCATTTAAAAAACATTAATTTAAGTTATACCGCTGGAACCGCTAACCATCTTTATGGCGCCTCACCTTTGCGGTCCGCAGTTCGTGATCTAACCACGTCTAACGATGGCAAGCAAGCGCTTTTGTCTATGCTGCAAAACATGGGTGCGCGCGGTATTTTAACAGGCGACGGAACGGTAAACATTACACGCGAACAAGCGCAAGGCCTTAAAGAGGATTACGCGGCAAATTACCAGGGCGCAAACAGAGCGGGCGACGTAATTATTACGCCAGCGAAATTGTCTTGGGTGCAAATGGGAATGAACGCGGTTGATATGTCAATCATTGACACGCAAAAAGTTATTTTACGCTCATTATGCCGCGTTTATGGAGTGGACGCTAAATTGCTAGGCGATACCGAGGCCAGCACGTTTAATAATACCGAAACGGCTTACAAGGCCCTAATAAATAACGTTGTGCGTCCGTTGCATATTGAAATAAGAGACGTGCTAAACAACTGGCTTTTGTCCTCGTATGGTAATAAAAATCTGTTTTTGGATTTTGATTATATGGCTTATCCTGAAATGCAGGACGACATGGATAAGTTGGTTGGCCAATTGTCCCAGGCTTGGTGGCTGACTCCAAACGAAAAGCGCGCGGCCATGAATTACGGCGAGTTTGACAATACATTAATGGAGCAACCATTTATTCCGCAAGGTTTAATGACCTTGTCCGAGTTTTCAGCGCAACCTATTGACGACGTAGACAATTTGGGAGATTATGCCCAATCCAACTAAAAAAGATTTAGCGCTTGCAAAGCAATTGGATGCATTGCAGAGACGTTACGAAAAGCGCTACGAAAAGCAAATTTACACGGCTTTAAAAAAGCAAATGCAACCGTATTTGGACGCAATAAAACAAGCGCCAGGTAATATAAACCAATTTGACCTAATTAGTCCAGCGCCTTTGGCTGACACTTTGGAAAACCTTTACGTTGTGGCTGGAACGGCATACGCCGACGCCATGTATAACGCAATACAACCGCCAACAAAAGCCACAAAAGAAGCATTACGCGCTGGATGGCGTGACTTTATGCGTTTGTTTGCAGTTAGAAACTTGCCGCAAACCCTAATAGAAATTAACAGAACAAGCCAAAAGATTATCCGAAATATTGTTTTAGGAGGATTAAATGAGGGTCTTGGTGCGCTAGAAATTGCGCGCAATATTGAGCAATCAATTGCATTAATATTTAAAAACAGGGCCAAGTTGATTGCTAGGACTGAAATGGTAATTGCAACAAATGTGGCTGCAATGGAGTCGTCTAAAACCTCGGATTTTATGTATGAAAAAAAATGGATTCCAGCGACAGACACGCGCACCCGTCCTGATCATGCAGAAATGAAAGCAAAGCCTTGGATTCCATTTGACCAAAATTTTATTGTTGGTGGTGATGAGATGAGACAACCAGGCGACGGCTCCCAAGGTGCTGGCGCCGACCAAATATGTAATTGCCGATGCAAAGTTGTGTTTAGAATAATGCGAGACGTTGACGGCTTACCCATGCGCAAATGATTGCACACGTTATTAACTTAGATCACCGCAAAGACAAATGGAGGTCGTCAATGAATGAATTGGCGCCTCATTTTAATTTGGAACGAGTAAGCGCAATCCAGCACGAATGGGGCTGGCTTGGATTAGCACAAACCTTTAAAAAAATATTTCAAGAATGCGAGGGCGACGTTTTGATATTTGAGGACGACGCAACGTTTAGAGGTTGGGCCACAAATTTACAAGACGCAATCAATGACTTGCCCGCTGGCTGGGATATGTTGATGCTTGGGGCCAATATAAAAGACCCAAGAATTGACAGAATAAACAAGCGATTGGTTAGGACCTACGGCGCTTGGACCACGCACGCAATAATTTATTCGCATCGCTTTGCAAAAGAAATGGCAGAATTAGATTTGGACGTGCCAATTGACGAATATTATAGGACAATAGTCCATCCAAAAGGCAACAGTTATGTTGTTTACCCTTTTCTAAGTTACCAGCGCCCAAGCGATTCCGACATTGAGGGAGGATTTAAAGATTATACAAGTTTATTTTATGAATCTGAGCAAAGGGTTGGCTTTTTTGTAAACCAGTAATTTATTGGTTTGCTTTTTTTTTATAGCCTTTTATTTTTACAAAAAAAGACGCAATGATTTACAAGAATATTAGCCAGGGAATAATTGAAGACGTTGACGATGTTAAAGGCATCGTAACTGGTTATTTTTCTGCATTCAATAACATAGATTCGGACGGAGACGTAATCGTTTCGGGCGCCTACAAAAAGACTGTTGCCGAAAACGGACCAATGGGCCGCAACAGAATCATGCACCTTTTGCAGCACAACCCTTTAATGCCGTTGGGTAAGCCTACGGAATTAATGGAAGACGCAAAAGGCTTGCGTTTTACGTCTAAGATTACCGAGACCAGTTACGGCAAAGACGTAATTAAACTTTATGCAGAGGGCGTTTTTAACGAGCATTCTGTTGGCTTTGAAATTATTAAGGCCGACAATAAGGCTGGTTACCGAGAAATTAGAGAAATTAAACTTTGGGAGGGTTCAACAGTAACTTGGGGAGCCAATCCAAACACCCCGATTGAATCAATGAAATCATGGGACAAGCCAAAAAGCGAAGAGATGTTGGCTAAGTTTTGCAACATTTTGCGCAATGGCGACCTTACCGACGAGGGAATGATTCAGTTGGAAATAGGATTAAAACAACTTGAAAACCATCTTAAGGCATTGCAAGCAGTCGAAATTGTAGAATCCGAGGCAACTCAATTCAAAAGCAACGAAGACCCGTCCATTGCAATGGCTTTGGAATTTGAATATTACCAAAAACTTAAAAAATTTATTTAAAACAAAATGGAAGCAATTAAATCTCAATTGGATTCAGTACTTGCCAAATTGGAAAGCAACGAAGCGTTAATTTCCGACGTAAAGGCAATGAAAGAAGCGGGCGAAGAGTTTAGAAAATCTCTAAGCGCTGAAACCGCAAAACTAAATGAAAAAGCAGACGCGCTACAGGCTCAACTTGACGGCGTAGACGCTAGAACCCAGGCTGGTTTCGCTAGCGCTGCAAAAGGTTACTCTTTCTCCAGCGAATTGGAAAAGGCTTTTGCATCTGACGCATTCGGAAACTACAAAAGCGGAAACGCTAACAAAGTTAAGTTGGACCTTGAATTGAAAGGCGGCGACATGACAATTGGTAACTCTTATACTGGCGAAGTTATCCCAGCGGAAAGAGTTCCAGATTTGAAGTTTACTCCAAACAGAAAGGTTAACGTTCGTCAATTGTTGCCAGTTGGTCAAACATCTTCTAACCTTATCCGTTTCGTTCGCGAATCTGCTTACGATAACGCTGCGGCACCAACTGCTCAGGGTTCCTCCAAGCCTCAGTCTGATTTCGATTTGACTGCGGTAGATCGTTCCATCCGTACAATCCCAACTTTCATGAGATTGACAAAAGAAATGTTGGACGACACCCCAGGTTTGATTGCATATCTTTCCAGCCGTGCGCCAAGCAAATTGTTGAACGTAGAAGACACTCAACTTTTGTACGGAAGCGGTATTGGTCAGAACTTGAATGGTTTTGCAACTGACGGCTCTGCTTGGACTACTGTTAAATTCGGTACTCTAATTAACAGATTTGACGTTTTGGCTGCAGCGAGTGTTCAAACAACTAAAAATGAGTATTCCCCTAACGCAATCATGATTAATCCAAGCGATTATCTTGCTTTGGTATCTGTTAAAGAAACTAGCGGCGCATACATTTTGCCGTCTTACGTTTCAATGACTGGCGGGCAAATGTTTATCCTTGGTGTTCCAGTTTACGCAATCAATGGCGTTGTTGCTGGCGATTTCTTTGTTGGTGATTTTGCGCTTGGTTCACAGTTGTTCGTACGTCAGGGCATTACGCTTGAATTCTTTGAGCAGGATGCTGACAACGTTACTAAGAACTTTGTAACTGTACGCGTTGAGGAAAGAATTGCTTTGGCAGTTTATACCACTCAATCAATCGTTTACGGATCATTCGCAGCCGCTTTGGCTAACGGTTCCGCAGTATAAGTAAATAGGTGTTTAGTTTGATTAAGGCCCCGACAAATCGTCGGGGCTTTTTTTTATTTATTTAAAAATCAATACCTTTCAACGAATCAAAAATAAAAAACATGAATATCGTTTTTTTTGTACACGCTTGGGCTGGAACGCATAACTCGGGCGCCGAGTGGACCGTTCAGCATTACGCCAAATATTTCCACCAAAAAGGATGCAATATTGAGGTCATTTTACCCGAAAGCCAAATTTATCCCGACGGCGAAAAGTTTAGTTTTATAAAATTTATTACTGGCTATTATTCAAACGACTTTTTTCTAGCCTTACAAAATGCAAGCGTAATATTTACCCATTTGGACAATACAGGCGTTGCGATTAATTGGGCAAAACAATTTAAAAAGCAATTGATTTTTTTAAGTCACAACGATTCCGATTATAGAAACGTCAGATTTAAAGCGCAAAACATTCACGTTGTTTATAACAACAAGGCCAACGAAAAGAATGTACAAAACGGACCTTACCCAAATGCGTCGATTGTTTGCAAGCCTCCAATTTTTCCCGAGGACGTTAAATATAACCGCAAGCATGGGCAATATATTACCCTAATTAATTGCAACGAAAACAAGGGCGGCCAAATATTAATCGAACTTGCAAAGCGCTTGCCAAAGCGTAAATTTCTTGGCGTGCTTGGTAGTTATGGAGAGCAAATTATTGACGACACGCTAAAAAATCTTAAGTACGTTGCGCAAACGCCTGACGTGCATTTGATTTATGGCAAAACCAACATTGTGCTTGTACCATCGTTTTATGAGTCCTATGGCCGTGTAGGTTTAGAGGCGGCTATTAATCGACTGCCAGTAATTTGCACGCCAACAGATGGATTAAAGGAATGCCTTGGCGCCGCTGGCCTTTACTTTGACCGCAACGACTTGGACGGAATGGCTGCAAAAATTGAAGAGTTGATGAGTGACGAAATCCTTTACGATTTCCACCAAAACATAATGCGCAACCTTGCAGAGGAACGCCTTAAATACCAAGACCAAGAACTAGAAAGATTCTTTAATTTTATCGTTGACAAAGCAAAGAAACAATACAATGAGTGATTTACTATATAGGCCAAGCAATGGCAGTTTTACAGGCTACGCGGTACAACTAAGCACGGGAACCGTAACCGAGCCAATTACTTTGGCAGAGGCTAAAGAATACGCAAGAATCGACGGATTTTCTGAGGATGCGCTAATTACTAGCCTTATTAAAATGGCTCGCGTTCATTGCGAGTCATACATGGGCAAAAGCATTGTTTTAAAGACCGTAACGATTGACTCGTTTACGTTCCCTTATCAGTTCCAAATGCCATACGGACCGCTAACAAACGAGGCAAATATTAGCAAATGCGTGACAATAGACGAAAACAATGTTGAAACGCCTTTGCAGTATCGTGTTAATGCTGGCTTGTTTCCTAAGTTGTTTATTCTTGGCGGCGCTCAGTCCTATAAATTTAAATTGGTTTATACGGCTGGATTTACAACCGTTCCTGAGGACATTAAATTGGCGGTTAAAATGATGGTAAACACGCTTTACGAACGACGCGAGGATTTCAGCGATTTACAGGCTATTGAATCACCTTTAGGCGTTAAAGCGTTATTAATGCCGTATAAAACTTATAACTGGTTTGGCGCGTGAGAACAAATAAGGAACTTAAAGCGGGCGACCTACGCGAACGAATTTCGTTTTTTAATCCAAGCCTTTTTGGCGATGGTTACGGCGGCTTTTATTCGCAACAAACGCTTACTTATACTTGCTGGGCAAAGGTCACAAACCTAAGCGGCCAGCGTCAAAATAGCGAGGATCAAATGGTAATTAAAAACCAATGGGAGGTTATTATTCGCGACAATCCGCTGGTTACAATTACAAAGTCAATGCATATTAATTACGCTGGCAGAACGCTAGTAATTAGCGAAATAATTGACGTTTTAGAATACGACCGAATGATTAAATTTATTGCAATAGAACGCGACTAAATGTTAAGCATTGAATTCAACAAGCAAAGCCTAAATGCCTTTTATAAGTATCTTAAAGACTTAGAGGGCAAAGTTTCCGACTATGTGCGCGCGGAAATAGAGGACTCAATGCTTAAAATTGAAAGCGAAGCGGCAAGCAATGTGGCGGTTGATACTGGCGCCCTAAAAAATAGCATTCAATCAACGCCAATAAAAGTAAGCAAAAACCAGGTAACTGGCGGCGTTGAGGTTGGTGCGTCTTATGCGCCTTACGTTGAATTTGGAACTGGAACAAAAGTAAAGGTCCCTAGCGAATTGAGCAATTTTGCCCAGCAATACAAAGGCGCTGGAATTAAAGAAGTAAACTTGCCAGCAAGACCGTTTTTTTATCCTGAGGTTTATAAGCAACGAACTGAATTGCCAAAGAAAATTGAGCGCACGTTAACGACATTAATGAATAAAAAGCAATGAGAAATATAAAACTATTTGTGCGCAAGGCTTACTGGACGGCTTTAAACAATACAATAACCTATAAAGGCGGACAAATTCCATGTTACGACACGTTTGCTCCTGACGAGGCGGCATTTCCATACATTTTAATAGGAAATCAAACGCAAGAAGACGATAAAGACAACCAGGAGTTTAACTATATAACTACAATAACTTTGGACGTTGTAACTGGCGGAATTGCACCTTTTGGACGCATTGATGCCGACACAATAGCCGACGGAATTTTACAAATCGTTTGCCGTTATCCTGAAAACTACTTACCGCTAGACCTTGGCAAAATTGTAACTGCAAAACTTGTTCAACAAACTAGCCTTTCAAGTATTACCGACACAAACATTGTGCATCGGGAAATTTTAACGATTGAAAATTGGATTGATGGGTAAGGTTAACGGCTCCGCTTTATTTGTTACCGTTGGACTTGACCGCGTGGCCAAGTCTACGGCTTACAATTTATCAGCGGAAATGAGCCAGTTGGATAAAACCAGCAACGAATCGGGTTTTTTTACAGATCACGTTTCGCGTCTTGGGTCTTGGTCATTGTCTAGCGATTCGCTTTACATCCAGGACGGCTATTCCTTTGGCGATTTATACAACGCTTACATTAACCGCGAGCGCATTTATTTATCGGCTGGACAGGACGACAATTTAACATTTATTGGCTTGGCAACGATTGAATCGTTGAGCCAATCGGCGCCAATGGAACAATCCGCAAGCATTACGGCTACCTTTAAAGGCGTTGGCGGACTTTATCCAACCATTTTGCCAGCCGAACGATTTATTATCGACGAACTATTCGAAATTATTATTGACCAAGACGGAAACTTTTTGGTTTATACTTAAATTTTATTGTATTGCATTTTTTGCAAGTCCTTTTATTTTTAAAAAAAAATAGAATTAACTCTCTAAAAATATGGCTACACTTGGCAAATTTAACGGCACGCTACTAAACGTTTACCTCAATAACGTTATGATTGGCTGCGCCACCTCATCTGAACTATCTGTAAACGTTGACCTTGCAGATGCAACTTGCAAAGACGACGGCGGATGGGCCGACCACATTGCTGGTCTTCGCGATTGGTCTATTTCAACCGACGGATTGGTTGCGTTTGACGATACCAACAACGTTGGCGACATTTACACGCTTTTGAGCGGTCGAAGTGTTGTGGCTTTGAAATTCACTACCAACGTGACTGGCGACTTAGTATTCTACGGCAATGCATCTGTTGCTTCAATCAGCGTTTCCGCTGAAATGGAAGCAGCGGTTACTTATTCCGTTGAATTTACTGGAAAAGGTCCTTTACTAAAAGCCACCGTAGTACCAGCATCTACTTAATTTCTATTATATTAGGCCCATGAATCATACAGGCCGAACAATAATAACAATCAATGGCAGCACCTATTCCATTAAGTTCGGGATGGGTGCTTTATTGCATTTTAGCGAAACGCAAGGAAACGACGTGCAGCAAACCATTGAGCAACTGACAACGCCAGGCGTTGGTCAAATTAAAGCAATTGCAAAGTTTATTTACTCTGCTTTGTACGTCGATGCGCTTTACCACGACAAAGAATTTAATTTGGATTTTTTAGATGTTATTGATTGGGTGGATTCAAATCCAACCGACCAGGTTAGCAATGTAATGCTTGTAATTATGCAAGGTATTACCTCAATTACAAAGTTGGATTACCCAAGCGAAGACGCTGGTAAGTCAAAAAAAAAATAACATTTAGAGACGTTTGCCATTATGCTATTGGGGAGTTGGGTATTGCGCCTGACTCCTTTTATTTTATGTCTTTTGCCGAGTATCAGTCGGTCGCTTACGGTTACCAAATAAGACAAAGCAAAGAGGAGAATTTATTTAGGACGCTTTGGGTGCAGTTAAATAATGTAAACGTTACCAAAAAATCCGACCTAATTAAAAAGCCTGATAAATATTGGCGCATTCCTTTATTAGATGCAAAACCTATTGTTATTCCAACCGCTGAAGAGAAAGCCAAGGCTTACGAAATTGGCAAACAATGGCAAAACCTTAAATTTGAAGAAGAAGCAAATTTTGACACAGTAACAAAAACCATAAAATGAGCGCAAAATTAAACGTTGATATAGTCGCCCAATTAAAAGACTTTAATAAAGCCATGTCCGACCTCAAATCTGAGGTTAACGAGATGGGTTCGACCATTGAAAAAAGCAATAAAAATTCTATTGAGTCGACTAAAAAAATGTCGGGCGCTTTTTCTGAGGTTGGTAAAACTTTGGCTGGCATTTTTGCTGCGGATCAACTCATTAATTTAGGTAAAAAAATACTCGACACGACCGTTGAATTCCAAAAAATGGAGGCGGTTTTAACAACCGCGCTTGGTAGTAATTCAGCGGCGCAGTCGGCAATGAATCAAATTGTAAACTTTGCATCGTCTACACCTTTTCAAGTAAACGAATTAACAGACGCTTTTGTAAAACTAGCCAACCGCGGATTTATTCCGACAATGGAACAAATGAGACAATTGGGAGACCTTGCCTCATCTGTTGGCAAGTCATTTGACCAGTTGACAGAGGCCATTTTGGACGCGCAAAGCGGTGAATTTGAACGATTAAAAGAGTTTGGTATAAAGGCCAGCCAGCAAGGTGACGTCGTCCAGTTTACTTTTAAAGGGATAACGACTGAGGTTGAGAAATCAGATAAGGCAATACAAGCCTACTTGTTGGGCCTTGGTGATTTAGAGGGCGTTGCTGGTTCAATGGAGGCTATTTCCAAGACTACAGGCGGCGTAATATCTAACTTGGAAGACAACATCACCCAACTATTTAAAAACATTGGCGACTCGTCTAGCGGCTTTATAAACTGGTTTGTCAAAGACTTAAACAACGTTGTTTCGTCCCTTAGAAATATGGGCGAAATTATGGAGTTAATGAATCCATTTAAAACTTTGGCAGAATCTAGCGATGAGGCGAGGACGTATTTGTTAAAAGTAAACGATTCTACTGACGATTTAACGCGAACAATTAAGGACGCAGCGTCTGAATTTGATAATTTAAGCCTTTCGTTTTTGATAAGTGGTGAGGGCCAAACTAAATTCTTAAACGAAATGATTCGTTTAGGAAATACTGTTGAAGATTCGAAAGCGCTTTATACGACCTACGTTAAATTAAGAAAAGAGCAAGCCGCCTCAGAAAAGGAATTGGCTGGCGCAACTGCCACAACAACGGCTGCAACTAAAGCAAACACGGCCGAAGTCGAAAAGCAAGCGGCTGCAAGACAAAAAGCGCACGAACAAAGAATTAAACAACTAAGACAAGAGGCGGCGGAATTCTTAAAAACACAAAACTCAACGCTTAAAAAGGTAGGTCCAAGAGATGCATTTGGGGGACAACCTACGGACGTAAGTAAACAAGTAACGCCCGAACGTTTAAACATGATTCAAAACGCATCTGCAAGCATTTTGAACATGAATAAGCAAATAGCCGCAACAATGCCAGGTATTATTATACCTGAGGACGCGGTTTTACGTTTAAACGCAGCAACTGAGGCACAAAAGCAAATGGCCTACGAAACGCAATTAGTGGCTCAAAACATGGGCGCCGCTTTGATGGTTGGCGATATGTTTGGCCAAGCGCTTGGTCAACTTGCTGAGACTGGTAAAATATCATTCCAAGGCATTTTTGATGCGCTTAAGCAAATGGTTTTAAAGTTTGCCGCAGCAATTGCCGCAGCGATAACGCTAAACATTTTAACTGGCGGCGCGGTAATGTCCGCTGGTAAAGCGGCTGGCGCAAAAACTGGTTTTGGTGCTTTATTAAAAGGCGGAGCCGCAAAAGGAATTGGCGGACTTATGCCATTTGCTAATGGAGGTATAGTGTCGGGACCAACGCCAGCGCTTGTTGGTGAATATACAGGCGCGCGCACGAATCCTGAAGTAATTGCACCTTTGTCTAAATTGCAAAATATGATGGGTGGAAATGTTACCTTTACAATCAGCGGCGACAACCTAGTTGGAACGCTAAACCGAGCAAATAAAACACGGGCAAGAAAATTCTAACCAATGGCATACGGTCTAAAGTATACAATACCATTTAAAGACGTTGACAATTATTCGAACGTCGTTGAGATTTACCAGGACGGATTTGTTGGAACGTCAACAGAATTAATTGCAACAGACGTGCCAGCGGTTCATAAATACGAACGCGAGGACAACGAGGACCTTACGACGCCAATAATGTCGACCACGTTTACAATTAGTTTTTACTCAACAGAAACGACCGATTTTCGAAATTTCTTTAGTTATTCAGATCGTGAGTTTTTAGTTGTGCATAAATTTGAGGGCGACGTTGTATTTAAAGGCTACTTGCTAAACGACATTACTGGCGAGCCATTCCAAGACCCTCCTTACCCTGTTGTAGTTACCGCAACCGACGGACTTGCGCAACTTAAAGAGGTTGCTTTGGTTGGCCCAAGTGTAGACACCGAACTTGGCAGCCTTATATTTGAGCAATTAAACCGCTTGGAATTAGATTTGGACATTGAGGTTTGTAATGACCTTTACGAGGGCCTAGTAATGGACAACACAAAGTCAATTTTCGACCAGGCGGTTGGCGAACAATTGCTAATCCAAGAGTTCACTTTTGACGAATTAGGGCTAAATGCTTACGATTTCTTGCTGGAAATTTGCCGAACTTTTGGCTGGATTTTGCTACAAAAAAACGGCCGCTGGTTAATTCAGCGACCAATTGCAAGAAACATTGAGGGGACAACTATTTACGTCCATAGCCATGCCGACGGCTCGGTAATTTCTAGTTTTGTAAATAACGCTTTCGACTCTGCCAAACAATGGTATACAAACGGGGCTGGGTCTTTTCCATTCAGCGGCATAGCATACGGAAATGGTCGATTTGTAGCCGTTTCTAACGCCTCAACAACTTTAAGGCATTCAACTGACGGCATTAATTGGACAAGCGTTACAATTGGCTCAACAGGCTTGTCTAGTATCATTTATGCAAACGGCAAATTTGTAGCGGTTGGCGGTGAATTGTCAGGAAGTACCTTTGTAACCAATGTCGAAGTTTCAACCGACGGAATAAGTTGGACACGTTACAACCCAGCATTCCAAATACAAGCCAAGTCAATTACTTACGGAAACGGCCTTTTTGTTGCGGTTGCTTTTGGTGGGCCAGGTAATCGCGTAATGACCTCACCCGACGGCATTAACTGGACACAACGGACACCAAGCGCAAACAACGACTGGCAATCTGTTGCTTATGGTAATGGTAAATTTGTGGCTATTTCTAGCAACGGCACTAATCGCGTGATGTATTCTACCAATGGAACGAGTTGGACTGGAGTAAATGTTAATTTAGGCTCTAATGCCATAACTTTTGCAGAGGGCAAGTTTACAAGTGGCACAAATTACTCGACCGACGGGATTACATGGACGGCAACAAGTATGTCGCCAATTATTCCGTTTGGCATTACCTACGGAAACGGCATTTTTGTAGCGGTTGGCCAGGCTGGCACAAATAGAATTGCAATTAGCGAAGACGCATTGAGTTGGACGTTGGTAACGGCGCCCGAATTAAACCAATGGACTTGCGTTACCTACGGCGATTCCAAGTTTATTGCTTTGGCTAACTCAGGAACCAACCGCTCGATGCTTAGTTATTCTAACGAATCGGAACAAATCCAAACAATTGCAGACCAAACAAACGCGGCAACAAATTGGATTCCAGTTGGCGGCGACCAGTTGCTACAATATCAGCGACCGATTAAAAAATTAACGCTAACGCAAGGCGATTTAGGTCAGTCAATTATTACCAACGGCGAATCGTTTAACGAATCCAGTTGGTTTTTGGAGGGGCCTTACAAGCCTCACGATTGGACAATAACGCCTGATCCTGACACGCCAGTAATTCAAATTTTTCCAAATAATATTCCAGCGCAAACGGGTTACGACAATGAGCAAGGCGTTTCATGGGACATTAGATTCATGCCAAACGGCGAAGAGACGGACGAGCCAATTATTTCAAAGCCTATTTTCTTAGATTTTGCTGGATTAAGTTTGGACTTAGAAGTTGATGTTAACTACTTGACCTCTGCCAGCGGAATGGCTATTGCAGTAAAGCACGTCGATTCCAGCGGAACGATTAGGTATTTAGGGACGACAATTGTTGGCAGTTTAAACCTATTGGCTTGGGACGAGACCTATTATACGTTCGTTTTTTACTCAACAAAAGACGACGACACGCGTAAGTTTAAACTTTCAAGTTTTGTATTGCCAACGGCTGGGTTTTTGTCAATTGAATTAAAGTATTTTGGGGCAACTGGCAGCGCAACAGTAACGGCTGCAAAGATAATTCCAACCTTTGAGGGCAAGAAAAACCCAAGCGAGGTAAAAAAGATTTACGAAACGGCTAGGGATTACACAAGTTTGCGCGAGGACACTTTAAAGTTTAGCGACCTTTGCATTACTGCGTCAAAAAACTGGCTTAGAATAGGCGAACTGCCAGCAATTGTTTTTGTTGAAAAGTCTTTGGCCGATACGCCAGGAATTATTCAGGTCCCAAGCGGTGCAGTTACTCAGGTTAACCGATTGACTGACACGTTAGGCGCCAATACGCTTAATTTCTCAGGCGGAACCGTAACGGGTCAATACCAGCGCCAATTTGTAGCGGCCAGCACGTTTACAATTGATTCTGTTTTTATTTTAGTAAGCAGTTTGTCGGGAAATCCACCGCCGCCAAGCGCACAATTAAACGTGTCGGTTACAACAATTAGCAGCACGCAAAGAAATGTAACGATAACCTTTAATGGTTACGATTATACAGGCGAGGCAAACATACAAATTCAAGTCTTTTTAAAAGATTCGAACGGAAACGATTACCAAACCTCGACGTTTTTGTTGCAAGTCAATGCAAACGGGACCATTACCTACACGCAAACAAACATTTCGTTTGAAAACCAAGCGCTTTTGGGCGGTTATTCGCCACGTTTGCGCGATTGTTACGCGCGCAATGTGTTGAGTATATACAACGCTTTAAGTTACCGCTTAGAGGGATCATTTAGACGCAAAGGCGAGACTTTTGGGACTGGATATATTACCAATCAATTGCTTTATACTGGCTATTCCACGGTGCGTTTGCAAGTCATTGGCTGGGAATACGACTTGGCAAGTCGCGTGGCAAGAATTACCTTTGGACAATTACCGACGGCGTACGTTTACCCAATAAATTAACATGGCAAATAGAAGGTTTATAGATTTTCCGATTGCGTCAACTGTTGGCGACAATGACATTGTTTTAATTTGGCAAGACGGAATGAACAAACAGACGACCAAGGGGACGCTAATACAAGGCGCCCCTACGTCTTTGGAGGGTTTAACTGACGTCGACATTGCTGGCTTAATTAATGGTCAGATATTGCAATACAATAGCACAACGGGCAAATGGGAAAACGTAGATAGGACCGACATTAATTTAAGCGAGTTGGGTGACGTGTCTATTGTGTCGCCAACTAATGGCCAGGTTTTAGTTTATAACTCGTCCACGTCTAAATGGGAAAATTCTAGCGGCGGATATGTCCCTTATACTGGCGCCGTTACTACGGTTAACCTTGGCGCTCAATCCATTTTGGCTGGAACTTTTGTAAAGGCTGGCGGAACGTCTAGCCAATTTTTAAAGGCTGACGGCTCGGTTGATTCAACGGCCTACGGGACTGGTTCAGTTACCTCAGTTGGTCTAACTATGCCAAGCGCTTTTAACGTTGCAAATAGTCCAGTTACAACGGCTGGAACTTTGGCCGTTACTGGCGCTGGAACTGTTTCGCAATACATTAGAGGCGATGGCTCTTTGGCAGACTTTCCGTCAAGTACTGGCGGAGGCGCATCTGTTAATTACTATTTAAACGGCTCGGTTAGCCAAGGTACAATTGGCGGAGTTGCTTATAAAGAATTAAATAAAACTCCAGTTTTAGGAACTGGGACAGATTTTACAATTAATGCTAATGGCTACATTGCTTCATTTATTACCGATGCTGGCGACCCAAATAAGCTAGAAATTCCAGCTGGAAACTGGAACTTTGAAACCTATTTTAGTGCGTCAAGTGCTGGAGGCTCTCCATCATTTTATATTGAACTTTACAAGTATGACGGCTCAACATTTACTTTAATTGCGTCTAGCAGTACTAATCCTGAGTTAATCGCTTTTGGTACAACCGTAAACGCTTATTTCTCAACTTTGACCGTACCGCCAACAACTTTGGCTTTGACTGATAGATTGGCGATTAGAATTTACGTTACGCATTCAGGCCGTACAATTACTTTGCATACTGAGGACAATAACTTATGCCAAGTTATTACCACGTTTACAACTGGTTTAACGGCTTTAAATGGATTGACAAGCCAAGTTCAATTCTTTGCGGTTGGGACAAGTGGAAGCGACTTTAATATTGCGAGTTCTGTCGATACACATACGTTTAATTTACCGACTGCTTCAGCTTCTAATCGTGGTGCTTTGAGTTCGGCTGATTGGTCAACATTTAACGGAAAGCAAAACGCTTTAACGCTTACCACAACTGGAACAAGTGGCGCGGCTACTTTGGTAGGTAGCACCTTAAATATTCCGCAATACCAAGCGGCTGGAACTTATGTAACCGCAGTTACTGCGTCAAGTCCTTTAGCATCCAGCGGAGGCACAACGCCTAATATTACTATTCAGCAAGCAAGCGGTTCGCAAAGTGGATTCCTATCTAGCACCGATTGGACTACATTTAACAACAAGCAGAACGCTTTAGGTTATACGCCAGTTCCCGAAACTAGAACACTAACCATAAACGGAACAACTCAAGATTTAAGCGCTAATAGGACTTACAACGTTGGTGATATGTTGTTAGATACCGTTCAAACAGTAACGGCTAGAAAGGATTTTAATACAAATACTTTGCATTTGGTAGTTAATGGAACTAGCCAAAAGACTGTATTAGCGAATTCGCCAATTGATTCTGGTTCCTATTCAGCATCTATTAACTTTCTAGGATTTAACGCAAGTAATAACCTTTACTTTTCTAAAGGAGGAAATAATAACGGAATCTTTGCATTTAATAACGCATCGACCAGAACATACACTTTAAAAGATGCGAGCGGAACTTTAGCGTTTACAAGCGACATTCCAGCCAATCCAGTTGGTGGAACAGGAACAACTAACTACTTGCCTAAGTTTACTGGAAGTACAACGATTGGTAATAGCCAGATATTTGACAATGGGACAAATGTTGGAATTGGTACTGGTTCAACTGGAGGAGGCCGTTTAAACATCTTAAACATAGCCTCAAATCCAGTTTTGTCTATTCGTTCCCAGAACAATGTTTATGAAATATTGACAATGACTTTTGACGAGTCAACGGATTTATTTTCAATTACAAATAAACAAGCCTACTCACTTAGTGGAATCGCATTTGGGACAAACAACACAGAGCGTGTAAGAATTGCTCAAAGTGGCAACCTACTTGTCGGCACAACAACAGACGCTGGCTATAAGCTGGATGTTAACGGAACTGGGCGGTTTTTAAGTGGGTCATCCTCAACAATCGGATTAATTGTTGGAGGTGCTGGAGGTGCTGGCG